AAACATGGTAAGACTATTACAAAAATTTCTGAAGAAGACAAAATTAAGATGAAAGAAAAAGCAATTCCTATATATGAAAAATGGGAAAAGATATTTTCAGATTCATTGATTTCTAAAGTTAAGTCATACGCAGCTTAGAAATCTTATAAATAAATAAGGTATATTATGTATAGTTGGTTTAACGAGTTGACTCGTATTCAAAAACCAAATCGTGAGAAAGAAGATTATCATCATTATGGATTATATGAAGTAGAAATATTAAATACTTTATTTCGTAATCATAATGTTGAAACAGTATTGAGTCTAGGGGGAATGAGTAACTTAGATTTTTTTCTAGCGCAATATGATAATAACGTCAAAACTGCGATAAATATTGATGAAGCAGAAACTTGGCGGCCTTCAAAAGGAGGCAATGGATTTAATCTTAGAGAGAAACAAAAAGATTATATTCAAAGATTTAAGTATAATGGGGAATACATCTTTACGAATCAAAAATTAGATTCCTATGATGTTGTTGACAAACGGTATGATGTTGTCTTTTGTAATATAGACACACTAAGAGGAAGTATGAAGGTTTTGCCAGATATCTTCATCAAGATGTGGTCTCATATGGGATTAGTTGAAACTACAAGAGAAAAGATGACAACCGAATATGAAAAGATTTTTAGTAATGTGTTGGTCACAACGAATATGACTGTATTCTCTAATTATACTTTAGAGTATGAGAACAATATCGTATCCACCTCCACAAAACTAAGAAATAATAGGACTTTTGTTTATCAAGCGGATGATTTACCCCTGTAAATCACGTGTTTTATAAATAAAGTTATATAAATATAATTATAATTAAATTTAACAATTTAAGGAGAGATCCCCATGGCTAATGAATTAGACAAAACCATTGAGGAATTAGAAGCGGAAGTTTTGGCTGAACTAGAGGAAGCCAAGGGTGCAGACGCTCCTAAACAAGGCAGCATGAAAGCTGAACCAATGGACAAAGCAAAGGTTGACGGAGCTGAGGGCGGCGATGAAGTTCAAGATACAGGTGCTCCTGTAGTGGACGGAAAACAAGGTGAAGCCCCTGTGAAGAAAGTCGTTGCGAAAGCAAAAGAAATTACTGGTGACCCTGCACAAAAAGGTGAAGGTAAACCAGATGCTACTCCAAAACTTAAAGAAGAAGAAGAGAAGAAAGACGAAAAAAAAGAAATGATGATGAAAGACAAAATGAAAAAAGAAGATTCGTCTGAAGAAGTAGCAAAAGAAGAAGTAGAAGAAAAAGTTGACATTGAAGAAATGCAAGGACAAATGATGAAGGCAATGAAGTCTATGAAAAAAGACGAAATGCAAGAGTTATATGCTTCTTACATGAGAGCCTCTATGAACAAAACAAAAGACGAAATGTATCAAGAGATGGCTAATGGCATGAAGAAAATGAATGCTATGAAGATGAAAGAAATGATGAACAAGATGTCAAAAAAAGCAGAGACAGTTGAAGCTGAAAAAGATGCTAAAACAGAAGAAAGACTAAAATCAGTTGACGTAAAAGAACACGTAGATGCTCTTTTATCAAATGACTCAAATCTTTCTGATGAGTTTAAAAACAAAGCAGCTACAATTTTTGAAACTGCTGTAAAATCTAAAATCAGAACTGAGATCAAGAGACTTGAAGACGAGTACAAAGACGAGTTGATTGAAGCACAAGCAGAAAACAGAAAATCTTTATCCGAAAAAGTTGACAACTACTTAAACTATGTTGTTGAAGAGTGGATGAAAGAGAACGAACTTGCTCTTGAAAGAGGATTAAAGGGTGAGATCGCTGAAGACTTTATTAGTGGTCTGAAAAACTTATTTGAAGATCATTACATAGATGTGCCTAACGACAAGTACAATGTTCTTGAAGCTCAGGCAGATAAAATCTCTACGTTAGAGAAAAAATTAGAGGAAACTATTCAACAAGTTGTTGAGCAGAAACAATCTAATGCTTCTTTAATAAAAGAGAAAGTTAAAACAGAAGTTACTTCTGATTTGACTGAAACAGAAATTGAGAAGTTTAATACTTTGGCTCAGGATGTTGAGTACTCAAACGAAGAAGGTTATGCTGAAAAGCTTAACACAATCAAAGAGTCTTACTTTCCTAGAAACAAAACTGAAAAGACTTCAAACGTTAATGATGAAGTAGAAACTGGCACCGCTGTACAGGACATTACAGAGGGTTCCCCAATGGATAGGTATACAACCGCTATTGGAAAAACTGCTGTAAGACACGGCAATTAATAAATATAGATAAAGGAGAAACACAATGTTTCAAACACAACATCTACAAGAAAAGTGGCAGCCAGTCCTAGAGCACCCTGAATTACCAAAAATTGAGGATGCATACAGACGAGCTGTTACTACTTTAATCTTAGAAAACCAAGAGAAATCTCTAAGAGAAGACAGAAGCTTCTTAGGTGAAGCTGCACCAACAAACGCAACAGGTGCTAACATTGACAATTGGGACCCAATCCTAATTTCTTTAGTTAGAAGAAGTATGCCAAATCTTATAGCATATGACATCTGTGGTGTTCAACCAATGACTGGTCCAACTGGCTTAATATTCGCAATGAGAGCAAGAGCTGCTTCAGGCGATGGCGCAGAGGCACTAGTTGATGAACAAATTCCATTCTTGTCTAACCAAGACGCAGCTGGAGACACAGGTGGCGGAGACCAATCAGGAACTAACCCTGCGGTACTTAACGACTCGCCTTCTGCTGGTACTTACTCAACTGTAACTGGTATGACAACTGCTCAGGCTGAAACTTTAGGTGACGGTACTGACGAGTTTGCTGAAATGGCATTCAGTATTGAAAAACATACTGTAACTGCTGTATCAAGAGCTCTTAAAGCTGAATACACAATGGAACTTGCTCAAGACTTAAAAGCAATCCATGGTTTAGACGCTGAGACTGAATTAGCAAACATACTATCTGCTGAAATCTTAACAGAGATCAACAGAGAAGTAGTAAGAAATATTTACAACTCTGCTGTAAAAGGCGCACAAGTAAATACAACTACTGCAGGTATCTTTGACTTAGACACAGACTCAAACGGAAGATGGTCAGTTGAGAAATTCAAAGGACTATTATTTGCGATTGAGAGAGATGCTAACGCAATCGGACAACAAACCAGAAGAGGAAAAGGTAACATCATCATAACATCTGCTGACGTTGCTTCCGCTCTTCAAATGGCTGGAGTTTTAGATTACACTCCTGCTCTTTCAACAAACCTAAACGTTGACGACACATCAACAACTTTTGCTGGTGTTCTTAACGGTAGATACAAAGTATATGTTGACCCATATGCAGCTAACGTTGCAGCGTCACAATACTACGTATGTGGTTACAAAGGAACATCACCTTACGATGCTGGTATGTTCTATTGCCCATATGTACCTCTACAAATGGTAAGAGCAGTTGGAGAAAATTCTTTCCAACCGAAAATTGGTTTCAAAACTAGATACGGTATTGCTGCTAACCCATTCCACACAGGAACAGTTGGCGCAGGTTCAAATGGTGCAATCACTATTTCTGCAAACAGCAACAAATATTACAGAAGAGTTAAAGTTACAAACTTAATGTAATCCTAGTTACGATCAAATATCTTAAAGGGGGCTTCGGCCCCCTTTTTTTTAGGAATAAATAATACTATGAAAACAATACTTTTTACATTACTAATATTACTATTAACATCTTGCTCTGAAGTCAGATACAAGTTTAAAGGTTTGAATGAGAGTATTTGGGATAAGTTTAGTACAAAAATAGAAGAGTTTAAAAAACTATCCAAAGACGATCAAGAGAAAATCCAAGAAGCTTCTGACAAAGAATGGCAAGAACTAGATACTAAATAATACTATGGCAATCAGAGGTCAACCATCTAATATAGACTATGCGTCACCAACGCAGTTTCAATTAACTGTAAATCAGTTGCCTGAAGTAGAGTTTTTTATTACTAGTCTTACATTACCTGGTATCAATCTAGGTGAGACTGTTATTCCTACACCTTTAAAACAAATTCCAACAATGGGTGATGAATTAACTTTTGAAAATCTATCATTAAGTTTCTTAGTAAATGAAACGTTTGATAATTACATAGAGATACACAATTGGTTAATTGGAATAGGATTTCCACAATCAAATCAACAGTTTTCTAATTTTAGAGCAAACACAGCAGTAACACCAGAATCAACTTTAGGAAAAACTACAGATATAGGTGAAACATCTAGACCAACTCCAACAAAAGGTATGTTCTCAGACGCAACATTAACATTACTTACAAATAAAAACAATCCAATTGCAGAGGTTAAATTTCAAGATCTTTACCCTGTATCATTATCTTCATTAGACTTTTCGCAAGAACAAACTACTGTAGATTATCTAAAGGCTCAAGCCGAGTTTCAATATAAATATTATACAATCAATAAATTTTCATAGGAGAGAGATATGAAAAAGGCATGGCAACGTTTCGTTGATTGGCTTTTCGCATGGCAAAACTATGATGAGATAGTTAGGCCTAG